GTTATCATTATGCCATTCTCTCGATTGCTTGTTAAAGACGAGATAAAAAAAGGGACGTTCTCGATGACTTTAGGAGTAAATGTGCTTTATAAAGATGCAACTCCATACACTAGTACTATTGATATAACAGATTCAGACGGCTCAGATAAATACTATGTAAATTCACCTGTTGGAGAGTATGGAATTTTATATGCTGAAGATTCTGCCGGGGCTGAAATGTCCGGTGAAATTAAAAAGGTTGGTCTTATTTATTATCAAGCAGGTATAGTAGTTCTCACAAAAGATATTTTAACTGATACTGTTTTGGTCGGTGGTGCTGATTTACAACTGGCTTCTGCTGGTACATTAGCAGATACTTTGTTAACCGACTCTACAATTGAGGCATTCGCCGATGGGCTTAGAAATAGAATAACAAACATCCAGTTTAACAACACAACGGAACTAAATTCAACAATTTACTTCTGTCGAGCAAATCATGGAGAGTTTAATTACTCAACAAACCCAACTTATGTTGACGGTTCAAAGATTCGTGTTAAAACAAACTCAACAGATGAACCAATAGCTTATATTACTTCTATCGGACTTTACAACGACAAGAATGAATTGATGGCAACAGCAAAGCTCTCAGAGCCCCTTAAAAAGACCCCAAGCACAGAATTCACACTTCGTTGCAGACTAGATTACTAGATATGATATGGCTTTATTCAAATTCGACAAGGACGACATCTTTATAAACACTCTCGAAGCATATCCAGAGTATTCGTTCTATATTGTTAGTGGCTCCGTATATCTTGATAACATGCCTCATGAAAACCAAACCAATGCAGATGTTCCTGATGGTTTTGTTTCTCTCTATGAAATAAACAATGACAAGCCATCAAGTGAAAGAATTTACCCGTTCTTTCCAAAGGCTGGTGAAAGAGAATCTGTAAAAGCTTATTCTGGTACAAACGTTTTTTCTAGCGTTTCATATGGTGCTGACATAACAGGTTCTTATGATTTGTCTGCATCGATTGCCTACGAACATCACACAGCCTCTTCATCAAGAACAAGAATTAACGCTTTGAGAAATGCTCTTGATCATAACAAGATGCACTCTCAACACTATGCTTTTTCTTCTGGATTTGGCAACAAAGGGGATCAAGAACTTGGATTAATATCGGTCCCTTCGATCTTTTATGGAGAAAGAATAAAAAAAGGTTCTGTTAAATTAGAATATTATCTATCTGGGACTTTAATTGGGACTCTTGAGGATGAGAAGTATAATGGAGAACTTATACAGACAGGGCCAGAAGGTTCTACAGG